CCAGTTTTGATATAGTGACAGAAGAAATAGTAGTCACTCAAGAAGAAAGACTGTTTTACATGTCTTCTAAGTATGAAATGATAACCGATATATTTAACACACATCCCAAAGCCGATACAGAACCCGGTAAGGACAAATTCAAAATTGAACTTGCTCCACAGGGTCGGGTGAAAACACTCCACTTCTTCTTCAGAAACAAATTATTTGAAGATGAAACAATTGCGAGTAACGCCTCGGTATTAACTAATAGCGCACAACTTACCCAAAACACACACTATTATCACAATCGTTTCAATCTTACACCACTCCCATCATACACGAAAGCAAACGATTCAGTATCAAATGACATAGCAATAAACGCAAAACTATCGATAAACGGTGAAGATTTACCAAACATAAACAATCCAGATTCACACTATTACAGGTATCTCACCACATTAAATCACAAATTCCATGGGACGCCCAGAAATATATACACATATAGCTTTTCTATGAATCCACGTAACGTAGATCCATCAGGGAGTCTCGACTTTACTAATATCAAAAACAATAGAACCACTCTCGAATGTACTCTTAACCCGTATCACGGTACAAACGAAGAATTCACGTGTCATATATACTACTCAACCTATACCACTCTCACATTTGAAAACGGGTATCTCAGTACAAGAGTCGAACCTTTATCGTATTCAGCTAACATAGGTGAATACGGTACAGGGGATTTAATGAGCGGGGATGAAATTGTTTTGAAACAAGATGGTGGAACCATGATGATTGCATCATTTCCCGAATAGAGAGTCTTTGTGCTCTTTTATATAAGAAATAATACCATTCTTAATACACCATTTGATGAAATTGAGCTGTGCAACAGTCGTATTGATTTCATCAGTTGTTCCTGGTATCTTATACGAAATTTTATCTGATCGACAAAATGGGTCGAACAATTTCTTGCTATATCCGTCGAGAGTTGATTTATAAGCACAGTGTACACTGAAAATCTTGCCATCGATTGTTTTATACATCAAATTCGTTTTCTTGGAATAGTTCGTGATGAACCACTCCAAATTTCTAAGGGAGATACCACCCGTCTTTGAAAGAATTTGCGAGAGCGTCCTTCCATTTTCGGGGGTACCATAAAATGCATCGATTGAATTTAGTAGGATATCCGATTTCTTCATATTACATCATAAGTTTCAAATCTCTAAATTGGTTACTAGATGAAGCTTCACACGCGGGACACCCAAGTTTAAATAGAGGTGGGAATGTGTGATTGTGTCTCAATACAGTCTTATTTACGTTCACGGGTTCATGAAGTTTGCTAGATGTTGCATGCGATAAACAAAACCCATCTTGGCTCGCCTTTCTCGTACAAGGTTGTCCGCCCTTCTTAATACCTAAACAATACCCACCTGGATTCGGCATATCTCGTAGTAAAAGCTTGAGTGGTATCTTATGAATAGAAGATATGGACTGCACATAAATTAACATGCGTTCATGGCATGCTTTCTCTACCTCATCATTGAATACCCTGTTTAAATTATCAGAAACCCGCATACCCTTATTACAGTATAGCGCCTAATTTTTAAATGGGAGTTCGTCGAGAGGTGTCTCTTTTTTCTTTTTTGGTCTTCTTTTAGGTTTAATTTTGGTCAGCAATTCACCGAAAATTTCTTCCTTCGGGTCTTCAAAAAGTGGTTCAAGGAGATCACACACCGGATTGAGGAACTTATTCATGAAATAGTATTCATAATCAACTGGTACATTGTTATCTTTCGCATACCTGGGATCTTCTGATTTTTCAAATGCCTTTGCTTTCGGATCTTCAGTCTTCACGAGAATGTAAGGCACGCGATCACCTGACTGTGGTTCCGAACCGGGTTGTCTCTCTCGCATTTTGCGTACAACTTGGACGTGTGCTTGGTTGATATCCACAATACCCGGGCTGTTTACAGACACACTATTCCCCTTGACCTTGTAGGAATCAGACAAACCCTGTGAAAGTGTGAGCTTTTCGTTGGGAACATCACCTTCAATCAGTTCGAGAGCTCTTTGAAGCGCGAGTGCTTTCGGAGGTTCAGTATCACTACTTTCAAGTACGACATCCAAGAGCTCTTTACACACTTCACGTACGTGTGCCGTATTATCACGTCTCACGAGCTGAAGACCCTTTACATCAATGTAATCCATGTTCATTTTTCCATCCTTTCCTTGTGTCCAAAGTTTAGCGGCATACCGTTTCTTACTATAGAGAAAATAGGGCCAATACACCTTCTCGAGTTCCAAGTTATTTGGTTTTTTGAAGAGTGCGGTACACTCTTCGGCGGCACGCTCACCTATTTCCCAACTGTATTCCACAGCTTCGATACCTTTGCGGTCACCCACATCGAATTCGACCATTACACTATCGGTGTCGCCGTACCTTACTCTTGAACCCGGGAAGTGCTTTTCCACGTACTCCTTTGTTTGGTCAATCATGCTACGACCCTTCGTCGTCACAGTTGACGCGATGTTTACACATGGAAGGATACCCTTTGAGGCGCCCGTAAATCCGTACACGGAATTCATAGAAATTTTGTAGGCCAGCTGTTTACCATTGTACATCGCTTGGAGTGCACCAGTTGACGCCGCCATATCCTTCTTCGCTTGTTTTCTGAATTGCTTCAGTTCGATGAGAATACTCGGTAAAAGCGTTGGAACCCCTTGTGCGAATTTACACATCCGTTTTGTGGGTGGTTGCCCTTCGACCTTACTCGGAACTGGAATCTCAAAGGTTTCATATTCAATGCCCGGGACATTTTCATATTTTGGATCCATCACAAGACTTGAATAACACAGATTGTGAGCCATCATAATTGACGGATATAGACCCTCGAAATCTAGAGCAGTAATTGGTTTATAGTATGCACCTTTTTGTGCGTCAAGAACCGTCGCACCTTCATACCCTTGTTCGGCGAGTTGACCATACTGAATCGTGGGTACCATAAATCCCATTTCTCGAGCCTTCTTTGTGAGTTGACTAAACACCTTGATTTGCTGACCTCTTTCCACAAGAAAACACAGGGGCACCCACGTCGCTTTAGCCATCTCTAGAAGATTAATCAGGATACACATTTTAGACAGGAGGCGATGTGGAAGAAGGGTATCCTTAATACAATATTCAGCAACTTCCCGCAATTTCACGGGATCGCCTTCCTTGTACCTGGCAAACATCTCCTTTGCGGGCATATCAATTTTGTTGTCACCGAGATACAACTTAGATACATTGTCCAATTTATAAGAGTCAAGTTTATAGCCCTTTTTGACTTCATGAAACAAATCAAAAATAAAACGACCGGGCATACTCACCAGTTTCAGATCATTATCACCCAAGGCGCTCGAAGACAGTTTCTTGAGTTTAAGTTCGCAATTGTATCCACGTAACTTACTCAATTGAAAAAATTTCAAATTACATTTAGTGACGATTGCACGTTTCATGAGGTACTCAAGATCAAAACCAAAAATGTTCCAGCCAGTAATGATATCAACATCCTTTTCATGTAAGTAGTCTCGGAATGCTTCAAGCATTTCCCGTTCAGTAGCATATGAAATTACGTTTGAACCTTCAAGATTTGGATCTGTGTTTTTGTAACACAAACATGTTTTATCATACGGTTGGTCACTCCCAAATTTACACAGGGAGATTGCAATTTGAAAACATGCGTCCCCTTCGATATCAGCATCCGGAAATTTACCAGTTGAACTGTTACACTCGATATCCACAGACGCAACCACAAATGGAGCTGTTTCTGGATTTTCGACCGGAGTGAGTTTCCTCCAATTCTTACATTCCAGATCGATGTCAACATGCGCATTGTGAGCGGAGTAACACTCATCACCACTGTCCAACCATCCAGTTGACTGAATACCGGTTCTGTGCATAAGTCGCAAAACTGGATCCAAGTTAGATTCATACATCTTGAGTTTAATCGATTCATCTGGCAAAGGTCGTCTTAATCTACCAGCAACCATTCGTCTCGCAGCAAGATTCTTGAAGAACAACTGGAGGTATGGAAATTGCTCATTATTCTGAAACCCCCAGACATCCTTACGGTGAATCGTGTTGTAACTGGAAAGACAGCCAGGACACGCCTTCTCAATCTTATTGTATATGATTTGTACCCTCTGTTGAGTGACATTCCTTGGAAGCTTCACAAAAAAATAAGGTGTGAACGCAGTTGTGACACACACAGATTTACCCTCATGTGTTTTTCCAAAGATGCTGATCAAGTGCTCATCATCTGTGTCTTTCGTCTCCCAGGTGAGTGCTTGAAAGACAACCATACTTCGTTATGTACCTAAAATTTTAATATCATTTAATAATAATTATGTCAGCTGCACTTGTCGATCTCGTTTCAGTCGGGGCTCAGGATGCCTATATAACCGGCGAACCACAAGTGAGTTTTTGGCGCCAAAACTACAAACGTTACACAAACTTTGCTATCAAACCCGAACGTATGGACTACATCGGCACTTTCAACGGTGGAAGTGAAGTGGTGGTACCAATTCGATCTAAGGGTGACCTTTTGAGTTACGTGTGGATCGAACACCCAAATATTTCCAACGTCGGTGTAAACACGGATGCTTTTCACTCGACGGATGATACGTCAGTGACTGAATTCAGCCTACACATTGGAGGTCAAGAAATTTGCCGCATGGATTCCTTGTATGTGCAGGGTGTCCACAACGTTATCCTCAGAGAGGGACAATCGAAAGCTTCGTGCGCGGTCACTACCGCCGAGGTAGCCGATAACGCGAAGGGTGTCGGTGGGTCCGCGGGGGATCATTACATAATCCCATTCTTCTTCAGTGAAGATTGGACCAAGTCCCTCCCCCTCGTTGGACTCCAATATCATGATGTTGAATTGCGAATCAAGTGCCGCTCGGGTCTGGGTAACTTGGCTGCGGCACCAAAGATTTATGGTATGTACGCCTATTTGGATACTGCCGAGCGCGAACATTTCACGTCTCAAGATCACGAACTTCTCATTACCCAAACGCAATACCAGCCAGTCACCAAGACTGATACATCGATTGATCTTACGTATTTCAATCACCCAGTGCAATCCCTCCACTTGACCACGTCCAATGTGTCCGGTACCGGTTGGGTGAGTGATTACAGCTTCGACAAGGCGTCCCTTTACATCAATGGTTTGGCGCTCTTCGAAAACATGTCCAATACCTTCCACCACAACGTCGTCCATGAAATGCACGCGTCGAGTCTCGCGCCATCTTCGCTCGATGTACTTCCATTGTTCTCGTGGCCTTTCTGCCTTACCATGAACCGCTCACAACCAAGTGGCAGCCTTAATTTCTCTCGAATCGACAATGCGAAATTGACCATTCAATCTCCAAAGTCCGATGCCAGAGAAGGTTTATATCGAGTATATGCGGTTAACTACAACATATTACGCATAAAGGATGGCATGGCCGGAATTGCATTCTCGAATTAATTCCCAGAAGAACCAAACCCACGTTCCCCGCGTTGCGTTGATTTTAATTCAGTTACCTCCTCTATGAGCGGTGTTTCACATCGCTCTAAAATCATTTGGGCGATACGATTCCCCTGTTTAATGACGAACGGTTCACTCCCGTGATTAAATAGGATAAC